TTGTCCAAAGACCAGCCATAGCGCCCTGCCGCCATCCAACCATTGCGTCTTCCCAGCGACCGTCTACTTTGGCCCGCTCAATCTGGTTCTTTTTTTCCTGCACAGCCCGTCCGATCATGGCCTTGTTCGCGCTGGTAAACACTTGCGCCTTGATCCCGTTCTCGGTGTTGGCCAGCCATGTGTCGCGCCGGTTGAGTCCGTCGCGGGTGGTCATGCGAAGCGAGGTCACTTGGTCGCGCAGCTTGGGCGCGTAGTTGTTTTCCCAGATGCTGTTCCATTCGCTCTCCGGCTTGGTGGCGACCTCGGCGTCGAACTTGGAAACCATGTCCGTCTTGATCCGGTCGGCGGCGGCAAGGTTGGCCTCGTCGCTGGCGCGGGCCATTGACAGCGAAAAGTCGCCCAGCACATTGGCCGCTTGCTGACCGGCGTTGCCAAGGTTCTCGTAGGCGCGGCCCACGGCCATGTAGCTCGCGTCGTCGATCATGCCCATCAGTTCGACGTCGGGCGTGCGGATGGCCCCCACCGGCAACGGAACGGCGGTCGATCCGGTCTGCGGGGCGTTGGGGATTTGGACGAGCGGGATGTTGGCCATGATCAGCGGGAAGCTAAAGTTGCGCGACGGACTGGCACGTTCATGCTGCCCCCGCCAAAGTTAAAACCACTCGCCGTGCTTGCGGCTTGCGAGACGCCGGAAATGAGCGACCCGTAGCTATTGACGCGCAGGGCGCTGGCGGTGTTCTGGCCTTCCAAGAGGATCGGCTGGGCGCGGAAGGACGCGCTGGCCGCGTTGTAGTCAGCGGCGGCTTTATCGACCAAAGAGTATCCGGCTTGCCATTTCTCGACCTCGGCCTTGCGGAAGTAGGCGCTGCGCTCCATGTCGGCCTTGTAGAGTTCGTCGCCCACGGCGAGTTCCATCAATCCGGCGCTTTCCGCCATGATGGTCAGCGGCGAGCCTTCGCTGGTCACACCGGCTTTGCCGAAAGCGGCGCGTTGCGCCCCCAGCATGCGCTCGTTTTCGGTTCGCATGCGCTTGGCGCGTTCGCGGGCCTCCAGTTCCACGCGGGCCGCTTCGTTTTCCATGATGGAAGCGTTTTGCAATCCGGCCTGCTCCTGCTGCTCGGCCTGCATGCGGGCCATCGTGGCCTGCATTTCCATCTGCTGCTTTTGGACGGCAAAGTTGTAGTTGGCCATCCGCTCGGAAGCGGCGGCTTGCTGCTGCTGGCCGTAGTACGAGACGCCCGCGGAGGCCAAGGTGGCGGCAATGGCGGTGCTGGCCATAATGACCGCGGCAGTGGTGCCGACATAGTGGCAAGCGGAATGCGTTTCCAGCGGAGTACCAAAAGTCAGCACTCCGGCGCGAAGATGGTGTGGCAGTTCGTGATACATGGCTACAGCACCTTGACCATGTGGGTCATGCCGGTGTCGGCTTTGGTAAAGCCGTTCTTTTGGTGGAACTTGACCAACGAATCTTGTCTGCATGTGGTCAGCATGACGGCATATCCGGTGGCTTTGGCCTCGCCGGTCAAAAAGGTATCCAAGTGACGCAGCGCCTTGACGGCGCGTCCCGCGTTGGCCGCGGGATTGCTCACCATGTATTCCAGCCAGCAAACCGGCGCGGAGTTGTCCATGTAGAGCCAAGCGGCGGCGGTGTCCTCGGTCTTTTCGCCCTCGGCCCAGTAGGCAATGACGCCCAGCTTGGGCAGGAAAAACGGCGGCACCGCGTCCCAACCGTGTCCCTTCCACCATCCGGCGACCATGTCATAGTCTTTGGCCGGATCATACATGCGAAGCTGAAGAAGGGCGTTGCTCATGGGTTTAGTCAAAACACACTAATGTCAATCCCCGTATGCGTCGAGCTTTACGACAAGGGCGCGGACGGTCATGGGGTAAGGCAGGCGCTGACGGAGGTAGAGGTCGCTGTCGTCGGAGTAGTCGCCCGCGACGACGACCTCGGCATCGCCGGAAAAAGGCGGCGGGCTGGCGTCCATCGGGTCATCGAAGTCCCGCGGGTAGATCCAGAGCCACTCCTGTCCGTCGGTGCTGGCCTCGCCGCCCAAGGACTTGAAGAGGCTGACCTCCACGCGGTTGATGCGCTTCTTGCGCCCGCGGGTCGGGCCGTCGCGCAGATCGAAGTCGAACTTCATCGGCAGGATGGTTGAAGTGTAGGGCAGGCCCACCAGCACCTTGGTGGCGGGTTTGGCCAAAGTGATCTGTCCGCTGGCGACGACCGCGTCGGGTTGGACGGCCCCGTCGGCCAAGACGCCCACGGTTTTACCGTTGAGGTGCGCGAGTCCGGTGATGGTGGTGGTGGCGGTGCCGGAATAGCGTTTGGCAGAGTCCAGATACCACCAGTCGGCCTTGGTCTGGGCGTCAAAGGTGGCGCGGGCGTCGGGCCGGAGGCGCTCGATGTAGCGTTTGGTCTGGCCCCCGATGGTGCGGCGCACCGTCAGCCACACCTCGTCGTCGGCCCCGCTGGCCCCGTAGATCGTGGCAACTGATTCAATGTCGCCCTCGGTCGAGTGACGGTGCCACGCGACGACGTTCTGGTCGCGCTCGTAGCTCATGCCGATCAGCTTGCCGTCGCCCCGCACCGCCCAAAAGGTGGCGTCGGGCTGCTGCTGGAAGGCGAGTTCAACGATTTCACTTTCGGTGATGTGTTCCGAAAGCACGGTCAAATCCGGCGCAACCCATCCGTCGCGCTCAAAGTTGTAGGTCAGTTCGCGCAGCTTGCGCCCGCGGCGCTGGACAAAGAGCAGGACGTCGTTAAGCAGGATGGCGCGGATGTATTTCGATCCGTAGCCGCTCTGGCGGCGGGCAATGAGGTTGGTCGCGGAAAACGCCTCGGAATCCAGCGCACTACCCAAGACCCACTCGTCGCCGCTGGTGCCAACCATCAGCTTGCTTTGACTGAAAAGCCAGTTGATGCGGTTGGCCTCGTCGGCGGCAAGGGTCAGCGCGATGCCGCTGTCGGCGCTGCTGCTGGTCTGAAAGTTTTCAAAGTCGTCCACCTTGCTGCACCAGACGGTGGTCGGCTGGTGGGCGGTTCCGCCAAAGCACAGGCGCTGCTCGTGCAGGCAGACGGCCCGCGGGTAGCCGCGCACCGCGGAGAATGCTGCCTCGCTCCACTGGGTGGTGCCGGTGATGGTCTTGCCCAGCCACTTGTTGACGGTGGCTCCGGCGCTGGTGCCGCTGGCCACGCTGTTAATTGTGACCACGCCGCCGGAGTTGAAGTCGGTCGATTCTAAAAAGACGCGGGCTTGGTTCTTGGTGAGGTTGGTCACCGTCACGTTGCTCTTGGTGGTGATCGGGTTTTGCGCGACCCACTTGTTGGCCGCGAGGTCGGTGGCAAAGACTCCTCCAGCCACATGAGTGACAAGGCAGTAGTAGACGGTGCCGCCATTGGTCACATAGACCCCTTCGGGATAGGTCACTCCGGTAGCCCACGCGGTCGGCTGCGGGTTTTCCGAAGTGTAGGTGTAGGTATTGGCGTCGATGACTGTGATCGAGCGCGGGTTGGGCGAGCCGATGGGTGCCTCGGCCTGCGCCAGCGGAATCTGAATCTGATCCCCCGTCTGGTACCCGTGGCCGGTCGAGGTCACGCTGCAAGTAAACTCGGTGCGGGTAATGGTCGAGGCGGTATTGTTAATCGATACATCAGCCACTTCCAGCTTGAGTCCGACGCGCTCGTCCTCGGTGCCGGTGGCAACAAAGTTGCGCGGCTCGTCGCCGCACTTGAACTCGCGCACCACCTCGTAGGCGGTGAAGCCGCTGCCGCCGTCCTCGTCCATTTCCTTGGTCGGAACGCGCAGGAGGCGCACGGTGCCTTTCCAGATGCCGACGGTGGTCAACGTCCAAGTGCCTTGGATGTCCAGCGTGCCGCTGGTGGTGCCGTTGGCGTTGATGGCCCGCTCCAAGCTGCTGCTGTTGCGTGGCCATTGGATAGCCCACTGGCTACCCACATGACCGGCCAGAAAGGTGGACGCGCTGGCCGTCAGCGTGACGGTGCCGTTGGCCGCGCTGGAGGCGATGGTGGCGGTGCCGGTGTTCTGGTCGAGAACCGGAGGATACTTGAAGCTGATCGCGGAAAGCGTCCAGTTGTTGTTGGCGATACGGGAAAGTTTGCGCGGTGCGTGGTTGGGGTGGACGATGTACATGACATCGTTGACCTGTGCGTATTGCAGTTCGCGCAGTTCGCTTTCTTGGTAGGGGCTGGCGATTTCGTAGGGATTGCCTCCGCTCAAAACCGGAGCGCCGCCCGTCCAGAAGCGGATGTATTGGTGGCCCAACTCCAAGACAAACGTCGTGGTCACGGAAAAGTTGAACCCAATCAAGCGGCACCGCTGGCTGGCGTTCTTGGCCTCGCCCAGATACTCGGTGCCAGCGCGGCGGTAGACGCCTCCGTAGGGCAGGACGATCATGTTCTCCAGCGTGCGGCACCCGCTGCGGTATTTTTCGACGTCCGTGCGGGCGTCCATGTAAGGACTCAACTCGCCTGCATTGAGGGCGGTGACGAGGAGATTGGCCATGACCTATTGGCTGCTGGGAAACTTGGTGTAGCGGGCCGCGACAAGGTCGCTGTTTGTCCACGGCATCTTGCGGCGCAGACGCTCCTCAAAAGCGTCGGCCATGCGGGCCTTGGGGCCGGTGATGGCTTCGTATTCTTGCAGCAGTTCTTGCGGCATGTTGCGGCTTCCAGTTAGTGGGCCTGCCAGACGCGAAGCCAGCATGGTGGCCAGCGCATGGACAAACAGCGGGTGATAGAACGACCCGTCCTCGACGCGGGAGACATACCGGATGTTGGCCTCCTCGGCGTTGGTCAGAAGCTGGTCGGCCTCGATGCTGAACTCCCCCATCCTCTCGTTCGGCTCGTAGCCGTTGAGTTGCACAACGCGCAGGCAATCAACCGGAAGCTGGTAGGCGCTCTCCCATTCGCTTTGCGGGGCGGTGGCCAGCTTGTTAAGCGCGGCGCGGCGCATGGCGAAGTTCCAGCGATGCCCTTGCAGGACTTCGTCGCGGGTCTGGGCGTAGAAACGATTGCAAAACTGGGCCTGCTTGCTGTCGTCGGTCAGCGCCATGATTGGCGAGATGCCCAGCTTGGCCAGAGCCAAGTTGCAGATGGATGTTTCGTCGGCCATGAAAGTGAAAAAGGGGGCAGACTATTTAAGCCGGTCTGCCAGCGGCTGTGAGCCTTTAGGGCATGCGGAACGCAAGCAGGAAGCTGATCTTCTTGCCTGCGGTGAGCGCGTTGGTGCGCGTGATCGCGGCAACCACAGTGCGGGTCGTTTCGGTCACAACGTAACGCGGAAGCACGCTGACTCCGATGTTCGGAGTGACAGCGGCGCTACCGGCGGTCGAACTGTTCAGCGAGATGGAAGTCGCACTGTAACGGTCGGCATCGCCCGCGTCTCCGATGGTCGGGATCGCCACAACGGAGCCGCCCAAGGACGCCTCGTTGTTGACGCGCCAGAGTTCGGGCAGCGGGATCGCACCAACGGGCAGGACGGCAACATTGATGTTGTCGCCGCTGGCCGCTTCGGTGCCGGTTGCGGTGTAGGTCGCCTGCGCGTAAACGACGTTGCCTTTGACAAGGTCGCCGTCCACGCGGTTGCGGACGTTAAGCTCCAGATTTTCGGGAGCGATGTCGGTGTAGAACGTAGCCATATTATGATTCTCCTATGGTTAGTTGTTGTTGTTAGAGAACCTCGTCGGCCAAGATCGACACGACCTTCTTCTCTTCCATGCGCGTTGCACCAAGGCTGGCCACGGTGCGGATTTGCAGGGAGTGCGACTTGTCGGCGCGGATGTCCACATGCACCTTGCGACCGGCGTCGGCCAGCTTGAGGCCGGAGCGGACGTAGGCGAAGCAAGTGCGGACGCCCGTGGCGGCGACGTAGGGCAACAGGGACGACGCCACACGGCGGAACTTGAAGCCCATGAAGGTGTCGATATCGCCCTGCACCAGCGCCTTGACGCTGTTGAAGTCGGCGCTCGTCACTTCGGTCGTGCGAAGCAAATCTTGGATTTGCTTGGCGCTGACCACAAGGATACGCGGATCGCTGTCGTCCACCTCTGCGTTGTTGAGCAGGAAGGCGGCTTGGCGGAGCTTCGCGATGGTGAGGCCGCTGTTGGCAGCGGAGCCGGTTTCGACGTAATCGACGGCGACTTCTTGGCCCGAAGGCAAGCTGGTCGGGGTCACGCCGGTTTCGCCCGTGTAGGCGGTTCCCAGCGCGGCGTCGATGACGACCTTGTCGCAAGTCCGCATGTAAGCCATCGCGTGATTGCTGACGGTTTCGGACTGCGGCAGGCTGACTTCGCCAAGGTACTCGGCATCCCACTCGTCGAACAACGTGGCGTGTTCGTACGGGTAAGGACGGAGCCAGCGTTTGGCCAGCGTGACGTCACTGATGTTGGTGTCGGCGGCGCGGGCGGTGATTTTGGTCATCTCGACCGCGGCCATTTGATTGAACGTTTTTTCTTTGCCGCGAACGGACTCCACGCTCACGAACTCACGCAGTTTGGAAACCTTCTGTTGAAGCAGGTGTTCCCAGTTGCTGGTGAATTCCGTCGTGAAATACTGCGGAATTTGACTGATAGCAGACATAGTTTTTCTCCTTTGGTTTTGACTAAACCCGCGTCGTGCGGATCTCGTCGGGTTGATTGGTTGTGGTGTCCTCGGCGCTACCGATTATCCGCGAGCGCGGGTCGTCGGCCTTGGGCATGCGCGTTGGACAGGCTCCACAAGGAGTTGTCTGCCTAACTGTTCGCGAGAATTGCGCTGCGACGGAATTGGCGCAAGGGTTTAGTCAAAAAAAGTTCGCGGCGCTTTCTTTAACAAGACCGGCGCTTATTTAAGCAACGTGTCGATGCCTTAAACATGTTGTCCGCAACGTGTACAAAAACCTGTCATTTTTAGACAGGTTGTCGCAGTTCCCGAACGGGTATAGCGAAAAAGTGGATACAGAGACGGAGGAAAATCTGCGCCCCGATGGGGTATGCTGTCGGGAATCTTGAGTAGGGGGCGGTGGCGGGACTTGCACCCGCTTTGTTACATATTCTTGTGTTAGTTTGTAACGCTCCACTGTCTGGCCGCGTGTCCATCTCCACGCCGCACCGCCAAATTATCGTCCGTTCAACGCGATGTAGACGAACGCGAAGTTGCTGAACATGTAGCCGACGAAGACCGCGCACATGGGGCGGTCATCCTGCATGTAAAACCCCACCGCCGTCCAGCCGTAGCAGAGCGTGCAGATAAGCAGCGGGACAAAGGTCACGAAATGACCCCGTCGTTGTGCCGCGCCAGCCAGCCACAGACTTCGCTAACCAGACGCCCGATCTCGTCCACGCACTCCTCATCCAAGTCGAAGAGGCGGGCGTGGATCAGTTCGTGGCAGGCCAGTTCGATGCCGCGGTGGCTGATGGCGTCGGGATGGATGTAAATTGTCCGGTCGTCTTTGACGCACAGACCGTCGTGGGTCACGCGGGCCGGTGGGCGCTGAATCTTGATCCGCCACGGTTTGCCATCGATGGCGAGACGTTTGGTCGGGATGCGGCGGCTCATTTGAGTCGGTAATGCGGGACGGGACGGACGCGCTCGGAAAGGCGGATGGTGAAGTTGCGCTTTTCGCACATCCCTTGGTCGATCATCCGGCGCACTTGCTCGCTGGTAATGCACTCGCTGCGTCCGCGGGCCTTGGCCAGTTGCTTGATTGTATACCAGCCCTCCGGCACCTCCTCGACCGGCGTGGTGGGTTGTGAAAGGGCTTGGCACCATTGGGCCAGTTGTTTGTCGGCTTTGGTCTGTTTCATAGCGGTAACTGGTAGTGCGGATCGAAGACCGCGATGTTGACGTTGCAGTTGGTGCCATTGAACGACCCGAAACACGCGGCATGTCGCCATCCCAGCGTTTGCCGCCGGATGGCCGAATACCCGATGTCCAGCTTGATCCCGCACCCGATGTTGTAGCCGATGGCCTTGTTGTGGATGCGGGCGCTCTCCATCGCCACGCGGTGGGTGTGGCCCATGACCACCGAATGGCCCACCATTTCCGCGGTGTCCCGCGCCGCCGACACGTTATACATGGCCCCGTGGGTGAATCCGGTGTCGCCCAGCATGAACATGCCGCTCTTGTGGACGCCCGCGTAGGGAATGATCTGGCACTTGAGCTTGCCCATCTCGTCCTCAATGCGGGACAGGACGCTGCTGGCCGCGTAGGACAAGACCGCGTTGGGACTGTGGGCCAGTTCGGTCAATCGACTTTCGTGATTTCCGAAAAGAAAGACGTCGGGCTTGAGTTCGCGCAGGAAAGCCAGTCCTTGCATCAGATCGTCGGCCAGATCGGCCCCGTGGTCGGCGCTGTCGCTGTCTTTGCGAGCGCCGGAGCGCAGGGCGCGGGCATCGATGGCGTCGCCAAGGTGCAGGACAAAGTCCGGCTTCCACGCATCGCGCAGTCTCAAAATGGCGTCGAGCGCCCGCGGATCGGCCTCTGACCCGTGGGTGCATGTGCAGGCCAGAAACTTCTGCCAGCCTTTGGTTTTGTTGGCCATGATGAGCCGATTGTTGAGCCGATTAGGCGCTGGTCAGCATCCGGCGCACTTGGTCAACCACCTCCGCGTCACCCTCTTGGTAGCGGGCGTAAAGCGGGTTGGCTTGGTTGGTCATAATGTCGCGGGCGCGGGCGCGGGTGCTGCTTGCTCCGGTCTGATCACCGGCAACCAGCTTGTCGTCGGAGAGCTTCTCCGCGAGGTTGACGATGGCCTTGACCACTTGCGGATCGACAAAGCCTTGGCTGGTCGGATCGACTCCGGCGGTCACCGCGGCGCGGCGGGCCAGTTCGATTTTTTCCGGCATCTTGTCGCCCCAGACCTTTTGCAGTTCGGCCCGTCCGGTTTCCAGTTGGGTTTCGATCATCTGGGCGGCGGCTTGGTTCATCAGCGCGGCCCGCTCCATGTCGAACTTCATAAACTCCTGCATCGCGGCGGCAGGCACGTTGTGCTTGTAGGCAAGTTCCGCGGCCTTCTTGGCCACGTTGTCGTCCCATGTGACTCCTTCGGGCAACTGATCCGGCTTCAGCTTGTAGGCTTCGGGGGATTCGGGAACGCCTATGGCTTTGCGGTAGGCGGCAACTTCTTCCGGCGTAGACTTCTCACTGGGAGGAACGATGGCGTTGGCCTTCTTGCCCAAGAGTTGCTCCAGCCCTTGGTAGGACTTGGAAAGGCTTTCAATGTCAGCCTTGTCGTTGCGCCAGAACTTTTCCGGCAACCATTCCGGCTTTTCGGCTACTGCGGGCGCTGGCGCGTCGGTGGCGCTGGCAGGCGCACTGGAAAGGAGTGTCCCTTCCGTTGTGGTGTTGAGGTTAGCAGCGGGTGCGGTGGACGCGGGAACAGCGGCGCTGTCCGCGGTGGTGCTGGTTTCGGAGGTGGTGGTTGCATCGATCATGGTGGTGTTGGTTGGTTGGTGTTTTGACTAAACCGCGTTTAGCGGAGGACTTCGGTGTTTGGACGCTCGACGTCGGCATCACCGACGACGGGCAGCGAAAGTTTGTGTTCGACGAAAAGGATCACCTCGCGCTGGCCATCACGCACCGCGGCGGCGATGGGATCAAACGGACGTCCCAGCGTGCGCTCAAAAGCGGGCCGGTTCATGCGGAAGTAGGCGCGGAGGTTGTCGAGGACAACGCGCCCGTCTTCGTTGTCGAAGCAGCGGTGGTAGGCGTTGTTGATGCGCTGAAGCGATTTGCTGCGCTCCAGTTCTTTGTCGGTGGTCATGCGGTGGCTTGGTTCATCAGTCGTCCCAAAGCGGAATCCTGCTTGACGCTACCGGCCTTGCCCGCGGCCTCGGCCATCGTGAGCATCTCCTGCTGCTGCTGCATCTGGGCCTGTGCCTGTGCGCGGGCGGCGCGGGCCTCTTCGACCTCGTCCTCTTCGGCCAGCCAGTCGGCGGGCAGTCCGTCGTTGCGGGCGGTTTCGCGGGCGATGACGTCCCATTTGAAGTTGTCCAAAACCTCTGGCCTTACTTGCGCGAGAATCGCATTGCGCTCCAGCGTGCGAGCCAGTGACAAATTGTGCATGGCGCGGATGGCGAGCGCGACCTTGCTGACGTAGCTGACTTCCGGCTCCGGCAGCATGGGCTGGCCCATCGCGTCCATTTGGATCGCGTCCTGCGGCGGCGGGGGAAAATGGCCGTTACGGATAAGAATCCCGAAAACCCCGCGCAGCATGGGCGAAAGAAGTTCGGTGGTCTTGCGGGTGAACGAAGGCGAAAACTGCACCAGCTTCTCACTGGCCCGCTCGGCCACTTCGGTCGCGGTCATGTTGGTGCGCTCCATCGAGGCGAACATGCGGAACATATCGACATGCATGGCGGTGTTGATCGCGTTGGTCTTGCGGGCCTCGCGGTCGAGTCCGATGGAATAGTCGCCCGCGGTGGCCCATTCCTGCGGGAGCGCGTTGGGTTGCGTCGGGTCGTAATAAGTGACGCCCCCAGAGCGCAAATCGACTTCCCCTTCGTGCGTAGCGGGCATGAGAAGACGCGGGAACGCTTTGATCTCGGAGAGGGAGTCAAGTTGCTTGGCTAAAAAGTTGAGTTGGCGGGCTTCGGGTAGCGCCATCCACGCCGGAGACACTCCGTAAACGCCCTGCTGGCTTTTAACGTGGCGACCGGCGAAGAAAGGTTTCTCGTCGTAACCGGAGTTGCGACACACATGCTTGTTGCTCTGGTCAACGTAGACGCTGGCCCAAGGCTTGTTCGGGCCGTCGGCCTTGTTGCGGTCGCGGTCGTTGTCCTCGCGCTTGTAGAGGGCATGAACGAAGCGATGCTTGACGGTGCCGCCCTTGCCGGTGCGCCGGATCTCTTGCAGCTTCTTCTGCATGGCAGGCGCAAGGGCCTCTTCGCCAAACTTGTCGGCGGCTTGCAGGACGGTCAGTTCCAGTTCGCGGAAGACGGTATCGATCAGTCCCTCGTCGTTTTCAGCCAGTGAATAGGTGCCGATGTCGAACTTGTGGAAAACAAGCGGGTGGGACATACCACTCTCGACGAACATGCAGTAGGTGCCGAAGACGCTGTCGTCGTAGTAGAGTTCGTGGATCTCGGTGTAGAGATTGCTGGTGGCCAAAAGCAACTGGGTCGCCTCGGAGCATTTGGCATACCACTGCTTGGCCTTGTCGCTGTTGACCCCCTTGGGCGGCTCGTAGACAAACCACCGGCTGTCGGCAGGCGTGATGTAGGCAAGCTGCCCATTGGCCAGCGTGGCCGCGGCTTGTACGGCGCTCGTATCGAAAAGGACGTCGTAGCGCGAAGAATCCGGCACGCTCCGCTTGGCGCTGATCTCGGCTTTCCTTGGGAGAAAATATTCCGCCAACTCCTGCCAATGCGTGTCCCATGAGGCCCGCTCGGAACCCAAGTCTTGGTTCCTTGCCAGCACCCAGTCGGCCAGTTGGACGTTGTCTTTCACCACATGTCGGGGTCGTTAGCCGCGGTAATCAGCAGGACAATGCCCACCGCAAAGACGGCCAGATGGAAGGTCAGTTCCATTCATCAGCCCAAGAGGCTGTTGGCCCCCGTGGCCGGATTGACCGGCACAGTGTTCTCACCGGCCAAGATGGTCTTGCGGTAGCCTTGGCGCTGCATGGCAGAGCGTCTGGCCTGCTCGCTGGCGTCGTTGGCGCTCATGGTCTGTGGCTCCGGTGGGGGCGAAGGGCGCGGCGGCGTGGGCGGTGGCGGCGGCATCGGAGGTGGCTCAAACTTGGGCATAGGCGGCGGTGTGCCGCCTCCTCCACCGCCGAAGTGGCAACGGCACGTTAGGTCAATCTTGGACGAGTTGTAGAAGCGCATATTTTTGGATGAGTTTGTCGGTTGAGAAAAACGTCAGCGGATGCCCACTGCGCTCCCATGCGATGAGCGGAAGATAAAAGGGGATGTGGCGCAATAGTTTTTTGACTAAACCCGCAAGACCTTGATCGTCGGCCAAGGCGAAAGCGTAGACATACCATGCGTCCCAGTCCTTGCGCTGGAAGCCACACCAGACGTCGTTGATCATTTCCTGTGGCGCTTCGCTGCACACCGGCCTGCCCATGAGAAGATACTCCGGCGTCGAGAAAAAATACCCATGCGACAGGTGCGCCAGCATGTCTTCCTCAAACGTCCGCGGGCTTTGCGGCGTGTAAAGCATCTTGCATTTTTCGATCGGCGTCATCGTCGCACAATTGTCCTGCGGGTAAAGTCGAGTTCGCGGATGCCGGTGGTCACCACGGTCGGGCGTGGCTTGGCAAAGCCGGTCTTGAGCATCCCTGCCATCTCGGCCTCGGCAATCATGCGAAGCGCATCCGCGGCGTGGCTGGCCCAGTTGTGGACTGGCTCGTTGACCACAATGCCGGTGGCGCTCGACCGCTTGTAGGCGTAGTTGGCCAAGGCATCCAACCCACGCTCGCAGGCAGGCAGGCGGAACGAGAACCGCGGGAACATTTGCAGGCAGGCGTTGATGCCGATCCAGATGTCGTGCGTCCGCGGCAGCACGCGCACGTTGGCCAGTCCTGCCTCGGTGTAGACTTGGGCGTCAGCCTTGCCGCTGGTGCGGGTCGCCGCGGCATCGTGAGGCAGGAAATGCGCCCCGTAGCTGTATCCCTTGGCCAGCATGTGGCCGACGCGCTGGACGGGCGTCATGTCCAGATCCATGTCGCAGTCGATGACGCGGATCTCGTTGCCCTTGATCACTTGGAAATACCAAACGACCGTATTGACCGGACTGCCCAAGTCCCACGCGGTATGGACGAGCGTGGAGTTGTCGTATTTGAAGGCGCTGATCGCGCCGCTGGCTCGCAGCTTGTCGAGTTCGCCCGCGTAGATCGCGCCCTCGACCGGCGACTTGAAGCACTCGTCGAGCGTCGTCGGGAACTCGCGGAAGATGAAGAGGCCCAAGTCGCGGGACTGCCGGTCATACCACAGGCGCTGCTGGGGCGTGAAGGTGTGGCCGGTCGTCTGCTCCATGTTGTCCAAGTATTGACTGATCGCTGGACTGATCGTGGACACATCGCCCTCGACCACATAGGTCGGATCTTTCCACCAAGGGAAAAAGACCACGCGCCAATCCTTGTCCGTCTTGGCCGCTTCCGGCGTCTCCAGCGCCCCCTTGACGATTTCCCAGAGGTGACCCCCTCGCCCACCCTTCCAAGTGGTTTCAATGATGATCCGGCCATGCTCGGCGCTGGGGATCGCGCCGGTCAAAATCTCCTCACTGCGGCGCGGGTCGTCCGCTTGGATCACGCCCCACTCGGAAAGGTGCAGCCAGTTGTTGGTGCCGCCACGCGCTCGCAGACCGGCAAAGAACGACGACGCGGCCTCTCCGGCCATGCTGACCTCAAGGATGCTTCCACTGTCGCGCACCTTCTCAATGCATTGCAAGGCGACCGGAGGGAGGTTGTCCAAGGCAATCTTGGCAATCGTGGCCAGCTTGCGCTCCGCGTCCGCGGCGGTCTGATCGACAAGGCTGCACTGGGTGCCAGCGTTCCACAGCATCTGATCGGTGAGTAAGACGTCGAGCGCGGTAGACATGCCCAGCCGCCGCGCCTTCAAGATGATGAGTCGCTTGACGCCCCCCTTGAACAGCATGTCGTAGACCAGTTGCTGCTCCGGCCTCGGCTCAAACTTCATGATGCGCCCGTCGTCGGCCCGCTTGATATGGTAAAGGTTCCGCAACCGCCAGAGCGGGTTGGCCAAGTCGTCGGTCGTCACGCCGGTTTGTCGGTGGACTTGACAATGCCGCGGAAGATGCCGACGAACTCGTCAGTGACGTCGTGTTTGACCTCCTGCTTCTCGGCTTCGGCCAGCCCAAGGAGCTTGACCAGTTCGCGGATGGCTCCGGTCGCGGCGCTGTGGTCGTTCTCTCGCCGCGCCGAATGATAGGTGTCCTTCAAGCAGGCGACCACTTCGATGATCGTCGTCTCCTTCATGGTCATCCGCGCCTCGCGCACGATGGCATTGGCCGCGGCAATGTAGCTGCGGGCCGTCCGGTCGCACACCTTGAAAGTAGTGCAGGTTTTGGCAAGCACTTCAGTGTAGCCGATGCCGCTGACGATCCATTCAGCGACCTCGTCGATGCGCTTGTCTTTTTCGGTTTGCGAAGTCATGTCGTTGCCACTTTTTTACTCTGGTGGTCAAATAAAACATTGACCGCTTCCGCGTTTGGTTTCCTTAAATATCCTTCCTTACTTGCTTCCGCTCCTGCCTGTGCGCTGTTGAGTCGTGGCAAATGGATCAAGTGTTCTGGATGCGGAATCACGCGATGGCACGCGATAAACGTGTCAGTGTCCTCTTCCTTGGCCACGCTCGCGGTGAAGCGCGTGTCGCCGGTTGGCAATACGCGCATGAGGTGCAAGTTGATTGCTACAGTGCCGTCGCTGCTCCGGTGGTGCCGCACCAGTTCGCCATGCCAGTGCCGCTGCTGTAGTGCCAGCGCCGTAGCGCGTGAAAGCGCGTAGCCGCACCCGCCATGAATCGCCGGAAACTTGTGCGTGTCGTTGGATAGCACGCCCTGCACGCAGCCGATGGCGTGCTGCTCGTCGGGACTGACGTCGATCAGTCGCAACTCCAGTCGCCGCGGGACAACGTAGCCATCGTCGTCCACAATGTAGAGCCAGTCGTAGTGCGGCTGGAACGTATCGATGGCGTAGATAGTCTTGTCTATCGCGCTCAAGTAGTCGCCTCGCCCCACTTGCTCGTCGCTGACAAACCGGACGGTGCTGGGTTTCTGAACGTGGCGCGTCCAGTTTTCGCAGAGCGTGCGCCGGTCGCGGGTGCGCTCGCTCGTTTGGATGGCGTAGTCGATTCTTACCATGTGTATTCAATGGGCAGTCGTTTGAACTCGCTCACCGGAATGTGGACGACGGGTTCCTTGTCTGGTTCCCAGCGCACTTTGTTCGGAATCATGTAGCCCACCGGATACGGCTTGCGCTGGATCATCATGTAGTGAATCCCTTCAAGCCACTCGACGCAAAAGGCGACCGGCAAGAGGTCGGTCATCTGCATGGCGTGGACGTATTTTTGGGCGCTCCATGTCAGCGTGTTGTATTTGTTAATCGAAAGCAGTTCGCCGTCCTTGTCCTTGCGCTGACGAGCCTCGGCAAACGCCACAGCCCGCCCGTTCCGAAACAGCACAGCATCCACGCAATAGGCTTTAGAGCATGGCGCGGCCTCGCACTTAAACGCCTCGGCGGCGGTGCGGATGATCCGCTCCTCCACCTCGCGGTGCTGTGCTGTTTCAAAGAGCGGCATCAAAACGGAATGTCGTCGTCAGCCGCCGGTTCGTCCGTTGTCCGCGGTGCCGCCGCTTTCGGTGCGTTGTAGTTGCCGCTCTTTTCCTTCGGTTGCCACGGAGGCCCGAACTTCAGCGAGAGGAAGTCCTTCCCGCTTTTGCTTGTTTGCTCCCAGATGCTGATCTCGTAGTCGCGGCCTTCGATTTTGACGGGGCCGCTCCACTTGGGCGCTTTGGGGTTGTCTGATTGCCGCTCAAAGGCGGCTCCTCGGTTGTCGTCGTTGTATTGCATGGTGTTGGTGTTGTGTTGATGTCGAGCGTCCCGTTGGGGAGCGCCCAGATTTGTTCGGATCGGAAATGCACAAACGCGCCGTCGCGCTCCATGACGACCGTCCAGATGTCGTTGGCGAGATTGCTCTCGCGGCTGACGATGATGGCCCAGCCGTAGCCAATGGGCGTCTCGACGGGGAACGGGCGTTGCAGTTCCAGCATCATAAAAAAAAGTTCCGGCGGGCCGCGGTTAGCGTCATACCGCGACGGCCCCCACACACATATCGGGCGATTGCCACATGCACGTTGACACAGCCTGTTCCGCCGGAAAGTTTCATCGTCTCTTGGTTTTGACTAAACCTCTACGAAAGTATTGCGGATTGCGTTCCATCCACGCGACGACTTCGCCGGTATTGCCGACGTCCGCGGCGCGAAAGGCGTTGTCCGAAACGAGATAGCAATGCTCTGCGAGAATGTTCATCACCGTGATCTCGTCATCGTGGAGGACGTTCTGGATGTAGGACTCCAGCGTGTTGGGCATGTGTGGATTTTATGGGTGTGGTCAAATGGAATCATGGCTCAAAACGGTTGGCCTGCCACGTTGTGCCTTGCTTGAAATAAGTCGTTTGCGGGCCGCTGGGATTCATCACGCAAATCATTGTTGCCTCCGGCATGACAAGATTTGCCAAATCGACCGCTCCCAGCATGTCCGGCCCGCCGTTGGTTGAAACTCGGATGACAAGAATTTCCTCGCCAAGCGGGTAAATGCTTTCCCAATAGCATTGCATGACATTGCTCCAAGCGCATTGCGAGTAAGGGTCGGAATTTCTTTTCACGCTGCCACCACCCCTTCCAGTTCGCGGATTTTCTCGCGGATGCGGGCAACCTCGGCCTTGGCCTCTTCCTTCCACTCCGTTTCCCACGGGCAGTCGGCTTTTTGTCTGCGGTTCCGCGGATCACCCTTCATTCGCTCCAGCTTCGCTTTTAAGGCGTCGATGCCCTGTTTGGCGTCCCACACGCCGCGGGGTTTAGTCAAAGCCGTGGCGGGGCGTTTACGCTCGTTCTCGGCCCAATGTGATGCAAAGCGTGATAGGTCATGCGGCATGGACTTGATCGAGATCGCATTTCGATCCACCCAACCCACCGCTTCGCGGGCGTCGTAATACGCCTTGCACACTTCCGGTGTGACGCTGGCCAGTTGTCCGGCGGCGGTGACCTCCTCCAAAGTCCACCCGCGGCGGATAGATAGATCCATAGAAGATGAAGATGAAGAAGAAGGGGTTGGTTTTTGCTTGCCGGTTTGCTTAACCAAATTGCCAAGCAAAATCGGGTTGCCCCCCTTGCTTCCGGCCTCGGCCCGAATCTGTCTAATCTCCTCATCACGAACCATTCGCCGCGAAAAGATCGCGCCATTTTCGTCGCGGGAGAACACTTTATTCTCCTCAAGTTCTTTCAATAATTTGAGACAGGTTTGCGGCGACAAACCCACAAGTTTTGCGAGGGTTTTGTGCGAGAAACCCCTGCCGTTTTGCGTGAGTTTTCCGTATTCGTCGCACTCATGGGCGATGCACATCATCTCAACCCACAGGCCACGCGCCGCCAATGAGCAGAGCCGGAGGCCGGAGTCGTTGCGCCAGTCGGAAGGGTAAAATTGAAAGGATGGGCGTTTAATTTTCATCGCTCTGATCCTCCAAGCAAATGCCATGCGAGTCGCACCACTGCCGGAACTTGGGCGTTTCCAATGGCGCGGAGGCGGTGAACCCTATCGGGAACCCCATTAGCCACTCTGTCCAATCGGGGTTCAACTGCCCATTGCGCTCGCAATCGGTCATGCGGGCGCTGATCGCTTCGATCAAAGTTCCTCCCTTGCGGGCCTTGTTTGCCGTGATCCGCCCGCCCTTTGTTCCCAGCGAGCTTGTTGGCGTCGGCCACAGCACCACCGCCTCCTCCAGTTGCCTCCGGTAGCCGCGCTTGGCCACCGTCCGCAATATCTGCCCCACCGTCCCGCTGCTCATGGCCGGTGACGATCTGGGCGTGGGCCACAATCCAAATTCTGTCTCGCCTGTGGGGAGCGCCGACATGGTGCGCTCCCACAATTCCCCACCGCGCATCATACCCCAGCGTGGCAAGGTCAGAGAGGACTCTGGCAAGTCCTCGTCGAACAAGCATTGGACTGTTTTCCACGAAGACGTATTGCGGTCGAACCTCACCGACAATTCGCGCCATGTGTTTCCACATGGAGCTTGCCTGTCCGTCGATCCCTGCTCCTCGTCCGGCAACGCTGATGTCGGTGCAAGGAAATCCTCCCGATACCACTTGAGCAATGCCTCGCCACGGTCGTCCGTCAAAGGACTGGACGTCATCCCAGACGGGAAACGCTTCCAAGCATCCGTCGTTTTGTCGCGCCACAAGAACGCTTGCGGCGTAGGCGTCCCACTCGACGGCGCAGACGGTGCGCCATCCAAGGAGTTTGCCGCCGAGTATTCCGCCGCCCGCTCCGGCAAAGAGCGCGATTTCTCGTAGGCCGCAACCATCGCCTTGCTGAACAGCCAACTCATTCACAACCTCTCCTTCATGCTGACTTCCAAATACGGATCTCCCACGCGGCACTTTTCCGCGACGAGTTGATCCACCAGCGCGTCGTCCGCAATCCAGCCAGCAGGCACCAGCGCGTCCAAAACGCCCTTGCACAAGTTGTCAAGGTCGGGCCGCACCGCGTGGATGCGCTCGTTTGGCCGCGCCTTGGTCACGCGGAAGGCGAACTTGATCTTGATCAGCACCGGAAACTCCACTGGTTGCCGCGGCTTAAATTTCCGAAGCTGCAAGACCAGCGCGTCCTGCGCGTCCTTGACCTTTTTCTTTGTGAAGAACATGGGGCGACCGGCGCGAACCATCACGCCCTTCTGCTGGGCAGTGACCGTTGGTGGGTCGCCGTCGATAATTGCAGTGATCATTGTGTGGGCTTTTTTCTGCGCGGTGGGCGCGGTTTGGGTGTGGTAATCCGGCGGCGAACGAATCCCTCCGGCAGTCCGATTTGAATGAGGGCGGCTTGGAGATCTTGGTCGGGAACCTCCGCGGTGTGCTTCAGCATGTCGTCGAGCGCATCGCTGCGGTCGGGAACCATGCGGAGGGACAGCGTCTCCCACCAGATGATCCGCGCCGCGGCATGCCGCACCGGCAGCGCCAGCGTCAACAGACGCTGACGCCACTCGGTGGGCGTGACGCCCTTGCTCCATCTCGGAACAAAGGATTTTTCGCTCATTGCACTCTCCAAACGCGATGACCTTGATAGACCCCTCCGCTCCACTGCGCCCTCGTTGCGGCCTTTTGATTGCGGCAACGGAACCAGTGATAGACGCGCAAAGCCTCTTGTTGGCTTGGCACAAGGATGCTGTCTCCGACATCCATGCGCTCCAAGACGTCCGCGTATTCGACGTCGCTATTGCGCCGCGCAAACGGAATGTGTTTGTCAATCTTCATAGAGTTGCCTCCGCTTGCTTTGCCGCCCACGCCGGTAACCCCAGCGTAGTGATGTCCGTCGTGAACGACGGCCAGTGGTCTTCGGCCATGCAGTGCTTCACCAGCGCGAGGTCACGCTGATACTGCTTGCGGCCCCACTCAATGGCCTGCTGGTCGAGCGCGTAGACAGCGACCGCGTAGGGCGGTGTCTTTTCGACGCAAACGAAAAGAAACTCACTCTTATCGATACCTAACAGCGCACATAGGTCGAGGTAGTAGGCGGCTTGAACGTCGTAGCGGTAGTTGACCACTGACTTGGCCATCATGTCCGCGTCCGCTGACTGGCAGCTTTTGATGTCCACGATGACGTTGCCGCCCTCCGGTAGCGCATCGATCCGCGCTTTGCGGAGAACTCCGTCTTCGCCATTCGCAAACAGCGAAACCTCGGTCTTCGCGTTGGCCAGCACTCGCTTGACCGCGGGATGCGACCAGACTGACTCGCGCATGCCGGTGATGGTATCGGCTTCGTCTTGCGTGATGATCGGCTTGTCCTGCGCGGCCTTCCATTCCTTGCCCTCTTTAGTGGCAAAGTTCATGCCCGCGGGTTTGATGACCCACGCATTGGCAACCGTCTCCGGCTCCAAGATGGCGCGGTGAATCATGCTGCCCAAGCGCATCGCGGGCGTCTGCTCGTCGGGGATCAGCCCGTCGAGCTTGGCCTTGAAATGCGCGGGCGTTTTAGGCGGCGCAATCCAGTCGAGCAGCGATTTGCTGATGCCCTCGGCTTCGCGGTATTGCTTTTCCGGTAGCGAGAGGATGCCGCTGTTCATATTCCGGCCTCCTTCGCTGCGGAGTTGAGAGTATCGCTCGTCGTGCGCCGATGTTCCAACTGGGCCATGAACTCGGCCACCATGTGGTCGCCGGTCAGCCGGTCGGTCAGCGTGTCGAGCCATTCCAGCGCCCAAACGAGGTCGAGAGTCGCCTGTCCATGAAGGACAAGCGCCTTGACCAGCGCGGGCTGTAGTGAATTTTCAGCGTTCATTTCCTCACCTCCGCGAACAGTTCGCCGGTTGCCTTGTCGTTGAGCGCGGCGCGTTGGCTTGGCTCCGCGGCGCTGTCGAAGAACTCCGCGGCGGTTGTCGGCTCCGGCAGCACTACGCTGGACGCCACTTCGCGCCCGCGGGCCACCTTGACTTGGTAGTCGGCCACCTCTTCGCGGATGCCCAGACCGCGCAGCGCGTCGGGGAAGGCATCGCGGAGCGCCCACGATCTTGCCCGCATCTGGAGCATGCGGCTGGGGTATTGCTGCCAAGGGCCAGCCTTGCCCCAGAGTTGCGCCTTCTTCGCGTCGGCCTCGCTGAACGTGCGGACGACGGCACTGCGGTCGCGGCGTTTCACGATGCATGTGGCAACGTGACCTTCAGCCGTTTTGTCGCGGCCAACCGTTTCTTCGATGTCGAGAAACGACGGGTGGGCGGTGCAGAGCGCCAGCGCCGCATCACCGTAGATGCAGGGCTTGCCGTTGATGATGGCGATGGACTGGAGCGCCTGCATGGGCGCGAGGCCCAGTTCCAAGCCATGTTGGACGGCGACCATGACGGCCTCCGGTGTGTTGAATCCCTTCGGCGCAAGGCCGGAGTTCACGATGGCGCGGCAGAACCTCGCCATTTCATCGAAGTTGCGAAGTTGCACTCCGTGTTGGTCGAGTTGGATCTCGACGGGTTGGGTCTTTGGCAGAGCCAGTTGACCATTTTCTGCTGTCATTGTATTTGTTCCCTTCATTGTGTTCTGACCCGTCTCCGCGGCATGCTGCGGGGGCGGGTTTTGTTTTGTGGGTTGCATGCCTAAAATCGGACGCTGCGGTTTTCGTATTTGCGGAGCAGCCAGCGGTTCCACTTGTGGTGCGCCTGTGACTTGTCCCAGCCAGTCATCCATCCGGCGCTGTAGGCACCGATGACGGTGCAGAGCCACATGCCGACGAGGATCGCGATGAGGAGGTAGTCCATTACGCCAACCTCGCTTCCTTGATTTTGCGCAGCGCCGCGATGGTGTTGCGGACGCTCTCGCGCCAATACTCACTGTCGTTGCGCCACTTCCAGCGGCGGCAGAGCGTGTCTTTAACGCTCACCTCCAGTGTTATGAGTTCGCGCAACCGAAAAGTTGGCGTTTTGTATTCTGCTTCTGTGTTCATTGTGTGTTCTTGTTCCTGCGGTGTTGAATGCGCTGGCACATAGCCGACGCGAAAGTGACCCAGTTCGGGTTGACGTCTTGGCCCTCGTCCGCGAGCCACTGGTGAATGGCGCGGAAGCCCCAGCCCTTCGACCGCAACACTTCGACGGCATCGACAAGTTCGTGGCTGTAGTTGCGTTGGTCGCCGCGGGGAGCGGCGTGGGCTTTATCGATGAGATTCATGCTTGGGCTTGGTTAGGTGTATTACACCTTCGGACGCAAAAAAGTCGGCCACAATCTTGCTGACTTGCTTTGCGAAACTCCGGTGTTCGGCGCGGGCGCGATCTTCGATGACCGTGGCCAGATCACGCGGCATCGATATGCTTTTGCGGGTGGTGGTGGGTTTGGTGGGCATGGGCTGGTTGGGTTGCTATATTCGGATCACTGCGCTGGTGCAGAGTTCGCAATCGCACGGGAGAACCGTTTCAGCCCGTGCGGCGCGTCGTGTGTCTTCGTGAATTCCATGAACGCAGCCGACGGGATCGCCAGACCACTTCCATCCTTTTTTCAAGTCGATCCAATAGCCATCGCTGTCGCCGTATTCGCTTGCGATGTGCTTGGATGACACTCGTTGTGGCTTGATGTTTTTCATTGTGTGTGGAGCTTCGACATACATCGAAGTTAGGTGCATTACACCATGTGCATGACACCTCGCCAAGAAAAAAATGATGGCCCCGCTAAATTTTTTTCCGGCTGAATTTGAAGGTCTGGTTTTCGCGCAAAAACTTCTTCGCTTCGGGATAGCGGGTCGCGAGGATTTCCAAGGTCGCCCTTGTGAAGTCGCCCCCGTATTGCGCGTCGGCAACGCCTTGGATGCGCTCGACCAAGTCACTGGGAAACGACAAGGACTTCACCACCCGATCTTTCGACCGGCGGTTGCCGCTTGTGCTGGTTTTCTTTTTCATGGGGGCAAGTGTCATTCACCTTCATACACCTGTCAAGTGCGTCGGCCAACAATTCGGATGGGGTAAAACCCTCCCTTTCTGCGATTTGCAAAACGAGTTCAATAGCTTGGTGTTCCATATCACCGGCCAAGCTACAGGGGGGCCAAAGACATTTATAGGGAGAAGCCCCCTATTTTTTTCGGCGGTCGCGAACTTTTTTCTTCACCCTGCGCTGGTACGCCGGATTCTCCGCGTAGAACTTGGCCTTACGCTTCGACTCGGCCTTACGGAACTTCGGGTCACCGGCATACCGCTCGGCGTAGCGTTGCCGCATTGCGGCCAGTTGTTCCTCGCGGTCGCTGTAAGGCATACGGTTTAGTCAAACGCGGATCTAAAGCGTATGCAATATCTAAAAAGTGTGCCAACTGGGTGTGTCAACTTTCAGTCTTTTCTGCCGTTTTACAGAAAGAGAGGCGAGGGTCGGAATCGAACCGACGCTTCGTGTAACCCCTTCTGTTACAGAGACAAACGACTATTTTCTTGATGCATTGTAGGCATTTTAGTGTAGAACTGGCTGGGTCAACTCTCACCTCTTATGTCTTCACTCATCATCCTTCCCAACAGTCCCTATTGGATGGCACGCATGCGGGTCTGGATTTTCTCACAAGACCACCCAGACGGCGGTTTCTGGCGTCAGACTTGTCGTAGCACAAAGATGCTGCACAAGACAACCCCGCGCAAAACGGCCCAGCGGTATGCCGACGAATTGGAGCGGATCGGGCGCGAGCTACGCGACCAGATACCGGATGAGGTGTGGATGAAAGCGAGCGTGGCGGCTCTTATGCGGGCCGCGGGCGTCAAGGGGTCAACGCGCCGCACCACATGGGAAAAGGCCGCACAGGGCTATATAGGCGCAAAGACGGCCAAACCTCGCAGCGTTGACTCCTACCGATCCCACTGCCAGCACTTCGCTGATTTCCTTGGCCAACGGGCGCGGCATGACCTCAAGTCCATAACCCCAGAGGATATAGCGGAGTTCTACCACGCGCTGATTAAGCGCGGGCTGTCGGCTCGCAGCGCCCAGCAGATCACCAAGACCATCCGCGCCGTCTTCACCCGCGCCCTGCACCTCCGCGAGATCGACGCGAATCCGGCGGCACTGTTCCGCATGAGCGAGGACGCCACGCCGACGGGTCGGAAGCCGTTTTCGACCCAAGACATCAGCGCCATCCTCGCCGCCGCGGACAAAGAGTGGCGCATTGCGTGCCTCTTCGGGCTGTTCTTCGGCATGCGGTTGGGAGACGCCATCCATCGCAGCTACGAGGAAATAGAAAGCGGCGTCCTCCGGTTCATGCCAGAAAAGAAAAGCCGTCGCGGCAAGGTTGTCGCAGTGCCGCTGGTCGGGGAGCTAAACAAGCTGCGGGGCCGCGGCAAGATCACGCCCACGCTCGACGCCATGAGCATCACCGTTGCCTCGCGGCACTTCTCCCGCCTGCTCGACGCCGCCGGTATCCAGCGCGTGAAGACCAAAAAGAAAGGCGAAGGCCGCGGGATTACGGACAAAACCTTCCACTCATGGCGTCACACCACCAACAGCATGCTCGTCGATGCCGGTGTCGATCAGCGCGTCCGACAGCTAATCTGCGACCATGATTCGACCAAGGTGTCCAACAACTACACGCACGCCAGCATCGAAACGATGGCCAAGGCGTTGGAGTCGCTCGCTACCCTCGCCAAGTAGCGTTGACGCCGCGGGTGTCCAGATGAACGAACGAGCGATACAATCCCAGCCCGCCCTTGAACATGCCCTCGCGCCGGAGGTCGAGCAGGACGAGGTAAAGC